TCGCCGAAATTTCAGACATTGCAAAACGACAACGAAAATGAAAACGACGGAAACACATTTGAACCATGGAATACATTTTGGAAAATTGGCCCGAATTTTTGGCGGCCGCATTGGCAATCGCGAAAATCATCGCGAACTTGACACCGACGGAAACCGACAACGTCGTGGTTTTCGGTTGGTTGGATTCGGCAATCAACGCAATCGTGGCGAACAACAAAAAGACAAAGCCGAACGACAAAATCGAAACGCGCGGTTGAAACCGTTGGTCATTCGAAACACGCCCGTTGGGGAATGGTTGCGTCGGTTTGCGCCTGATGTTTTGCGCGCGTTTGCCGACATGGTCCCGGCGGGGTTTTTGTTGGATTCCATCGCGGCGTTGATTGAAACGCGAACGTTCAAACCAAACGAACGTTCGGATTTCAAAAACGCGTTGCACGAAACGCGCGAAATTGTCGGCGTCGACGTTGCGGGCCAATGGGAAAACGACATGAAATCGGATTCGTGGTTGTCGAAAAACGTGCGGCCCATGGTGTTGTTGTCGTTGACGGCCGCGTTCATCGTGTTCGCCATCGTCAACGCTGTGGCGCCACAATTTTTTGCGTTGTCGGGCACCGTCGCGGGCATGTTCGAAACGTTGTTGTTGACCGTGTTCGGCGCGTACTTTGCCGGCCGCACAATTGAAAAAACCATGCGATGAAACCGAAATTCAATTTGCCAAAGCCCAACCGGCGCATGTCGCGCGAACCGTTGGTTTTGTCGGGGCCGCGTCGAATCCTGATGTTGTCCGACATCCACGTTCCGTTTCACGACGTCAAAGCCATTGCGGCGGCAATTGATTTTGGCCAACAGGAAAACGCCACCGACATTTGGTTGAATGGCGATTTGTTGGATTTTTATTCGCTTTCATCATTTGAGAAAGACCCACGCGAACGTCGATTTGCCGACGAATTGGAAATGGCCGCGTCGTTGGTCGACGCCGTTTCAACCGCGTTTCCCAAGGCGAACGTGTGGGCCAAAATGGGAAATCACGAAAACAGGTTTGACCGTTACATGACGGCCCGCGCGCCGGAATTGTTGGGCGTTCCTGCATTCAGTTTGGAACGCGTTTTGTCGGACGCGGGAATGAATGTGAATTACGTTGACGATTGGCGCGTGTCGCGGTTCGGCAAACTGTTTGTCGTTCACGGTCACGAAATCGGCCGCGGCGGCGGCGGCGGCCACCCGGCGCGTTGGTTGCACATGCGAACGCAACATTCGTCGGTGTGCGGACATTTCCACCGGACGTCCGAATTCACGTCAAAAGACATCAACGGCAAAATCCAAACGTCGTGGTCGTTGGGTTGTTTGTGCGATTTGTCGCCGGACTACATGCAACACAACCAATGGAATCACGGATTCGCGTTTGTTGACGTGAGGAAAACGGGAACGTTCCATTTTCAGAATTTGCGAATTGTCGATGGCGTCGTGTACTGATTGCGACGTGTGCGACGAATGCGATGGCGTTGGCGGTTGGATTCACCCGCCGTCGTCACCCCATTGGCACGATTGCGACGTTTGCGGCGGGTCGGGACGGTGGCGGCCCACACCGACACCGGACGACGACGCGTTCGACGAATGGCGCGAACGAAATTTTTTTGAAAAAAGTTGACCAAAAATTTGGTGGCGTGTGAATTGTGTTCGTATGTTTGTGTCATGTCAAACAAAAACACACACCCCATGGACAACCAAACCCAACTCATTCAGGCCATCCGCGCCAATTACACGCGTTCACAAATGATTGACATGGTCATGGCCACAAAAACCAATTTGACCAAAGCGTGTCGACACCTCGAAACAATTGAGGACGAACCAACCCGATTGGCACAACACGACGAAATCCGCAAAATGAAATTTGTGGTCACCAATTTGGAATTGGCGTTGGGCGGACATGTCGAGGTTCAAACGGTCACGTTCAAATCACCCGGATTCGAGGCGTTGAAGGCGGAACAAAACCGCCGGTTCGAAGAACGCCGGAACAACTAAGCAAACCAAACGCGAATCGGCCCGCATGCGTACACCAACGCATGTGGTCCGTTTCGTTGTTGTGAAATAATTATTTCACACCGACACCGAATTTTGAACGTCGTTTTGCAAATTTGCCAACATGGCGATTTTTGACCGATTGTTTGGACGGACGACGCAACAGGCCGAACCCGAACAACAACCCGAAAAACGTTCGTTTGGCAATGCGTTGGGCGCCGCCCGCGCGCAAACGATTTTTGGCGGTTCGTCGGCCGGCGGTGTCGTGACACCTGACACCGCGTTGGCCTCGACGACGGTTCGCGCGTGTGTGCAAAAAATCGCGCACACGGTCGCATCGTTGGACGTTGACGTTTTCCAAGTAGATGGAGAACGTCAAAACAAAATTCAACACGCGTTGACGCCGTTGTTGAAAACGGCGCCCGTTGCCGGACAAACCGCGTTCGACATGTGGGAATCGCTCATTAGCGACGCCTATTTGTACGGCGTTGGATTTGCCGCCATTGAACGCGACAACAACGCCCGCATTTTGGCCCTGCGCCATTTGGACGCGGCCGCGTTGAAGGAAACCACATTGGCCAACGGCGATGTGGCGTGGATTCACGAAGAAAGCGACAACGTATTTGTCGACGACGAATTGTTCATGATTCGAGGTTTCCGCGGCGTGTCCCTGATTGAGCAACACCGCGAAACAATCGCGTTGGAACGCGCCGCCGAAAACTTTGGTTCGACGTTCTTTGGTTCGGGCGGCAACGTGTCGGGGGTGATTTCCACCGACCATTCGTTGACCGACGAACAATTTGAACGATTGTCGGCGTCATGGGCCGCCCGTTATCACGGCGCCCGCAACGCGCACCGCACCGCCATTTTGGAACATGGCATGAAATACGAACGCATTGGCACCGCGCCCGAATCCGCGCAATTCATCCAAACCCGCAAATTTCAGGCGGAAATGATTTGTTCGGCGTTTGGTGTGTCGCCCGCGCTGATTGGATTGGATGCGTCCGTGACCTACAACAACGTTGAACAACAGTCGATTTTTTTCGCGCAATACACGGTCGCGCCGTTGTTGCGTCGCATCCAACAACAAATCACCGTCAAATTGTTGGCGGAACGCGAACGCGGTTCGGTCGAAGCGCGATTCAACATCGCGTCGTTGTTGCGCGCCGACGCCAAAACCCGCGGCGAATATTTCACCGCGTTGATTCGCGACGGTGTTGTGTCCATCAACGAAGCGCGCGAAGCGTTGGAAAACCTCAATCCAATTGAAGGCGGCGACACCCATTTTGTCCCGTTGAATTTGGCCCCATTGAACGCGGCGAAAAATCAAACGTTGAACGATTAACGGCGGCCACAAAAACAAAACAAATGGAGGAACACCGATTGAAATTTTCCGACCAACCCGAACGCCGATTCACTCAAAATCGGCCGTTCGAATTGCGCGACGTCGACGGCGAAACCGGCGAACGTCGCGTTGAAGGTTACGCCGCTGTTTTCAATTCCGAAACGGACATTGGACCGTTCGCGGAAACAATCGCGTCGTCGGCCTTCGAAGGACGTTTGAACGACCCGGTTGTTGCCGTGTTTAACCACAACCAATTGCAACCGTTGGCAAAGGTTGGCGCGGGCCTCGAATTGTCCGTTGACGAAATTGGGTTGCGTTATTCGTTCCCGATTCCCGACACAACGGCCGGTCGCGATTTGGTCGAACTGATGCAACGCGGAATTGTCCGCGACGCGTCGTTTGCTTTCATGTTGGGCGCCGATGGCGACACGTGGGAAAAACGCGACGGCGAAAAAGATTTGCGGACCATCAACCGCGTGGCGCGATTGGTGGACGTTTCCGTTGTGACCGTCGGGGCTTATTCCGACGCGTCGTCGGTGTTGCGTTCCTACGAAGCGATTTCGACGCCACACACGGACGTTTGCGCGTCGTGCGGATGCGGGGCGCATAAAGACAAAGAAACAACGCCAAATGACGCCGAAAAAGCGTCAGGCGACAACATACACGACCACGGCGCAAAGGTTCGTTCGGCCGTTCTCAAACATCGAATCAAACAAATTCGCAAAAAACAATCATGAAAAACGCGAAACAATTGCAAGAAATCCGCGGCGAACGTGTGTCGGCGTTGGATGAAATGGTGAAAGCGACCGAAAAAGAGGCGCGCGAATTCACCGCGGACGAAATCGAAGCGTCCAACAACATCATGTCCGAAATCGAAGATTTGGACAAACAAATTGAACGCGCCGAAAAAATTGAAGCGGCGTTGAAAGCCACCGCGGCGCCCGTGTCATTTGCCACCGGTTCCGGCGAGGCCAACGAACGCGCCAAAATTCAAAAGCGTTTCAGTTTGACCGAAGGCATCAAAGGCGCCATGAAAAACGGTTTGTCGGGCATCGCGGCCGAAATGGATGCGGAGGCCCGCCGTGAGGCGATTGAATGCGGCGTCAGCGTCCGCGGCGATTTGAACATTCCTTCGTGGTTGGCCTACGGTGAGCGCACCGCGTACGCCGTAGACGGCGGCAACGCAAACGCCCACGCGGCCGCTTCCGGCGTCCAAGTTCAACAAAGCGACATCGCCATGTCGTTGCAAGCCAAAAGTGTTTTGGCCAACGCGGGCGTTTCGCAATTGTCAGGTTTCAGCGGCGACGTTGATTTGCCCGTGATGCCCGGCAACACGGCGACGTTGTCAGGCGGCAACGCGGCGGCCTCATCCGAGGCGGGCGCACTGACACCCGGCACCACGGCGTTCACACGCAAAACGTTGAAGCCAACGCGCGTTGCGGCGGCCGTCGACGTGTCCAAAAACCTCATGTATTCCGTGAACGGCAATTTGGACGATTTGTTTGGGCGCGATTTGGGCGCGGCATTGGCGGCCAAAATGGATTCCCACATTTTGAACGGAATTGTCGACGACCTCGAAACGGCCGGCCGCATCGCAACCGGACGTTTTGCCACGAATTGCAAGGCCACAAACTTTGCCGACATGGCGGGCCTTGAGGGCAAATACTTGGAGGGCAACCCCGACAATTTGCGTCCCGTGTTTTTCATGACGCCCGGTTTGTTGGCGTTCCTGAAAGGCCAAACGGCGGACGCGGGCGGATTCATTCCCGCGGCCGGAAACATCGTTGGTGGTGCGTCAACCGTTTTGGGACATCCGGCGTACGCCTCGACCGTGATTGACAACGAAACAATTTTGTCGTCGTACTTTGGTGACACCGACGCCGACGACACCGTGGCCGTTTCGCCAATCATCATGGCCGACGCATCGGATATTTTCCTTTGCACATGGGCGGGAATTTCCGTGAGCGTCGACCCATACACCGAAAACCTCAAAGGCGTGGTCCGCATCGTGGCGGACGCGTACTTTGACGGCAAGATTCGCCGCAACGGTTCCGGCGCTTTCTTGGGTGGATTGAAGGTTGACACGGCCGCGACGTCGGTCTAATTTGAACACATGACAAACCGTCGGCAACACGGCCGGCGGTTTGTTTTTCTTATTCCTTGGGGCCGCAAAATTGCGGTGTGCCGTCCGCGTTGGTTGCGGTGTTGCGTGGTTCGAGTCCACGGCGGCAACAAAGACAAAAAGCAAATGGAAAAAATCCGCATCGAATACAAATCGACCGTCGACGCCATCACGTTGTTGGGTGGCGCGGACCGCATCGCGGAACATTTGCGCGCCGACATTGGCACCGAAAATTCAACGGAACGTGACCACGTCGAATTGTTGTGCGAAACGGCGTGTCGTTACGTTAGCGAAATCACGGGGCGGAATTTTTACCGGAAAACGGCCACCGTTTATTTGCCATATTTAATGGACCGAATCGAATTGCCGTTCATCCTTGACGCCATCACGTCGGTTTCGTACACCAACGACAACCACACGACCACGTCGGTTTCGGATTTTGCCGACGCATTCGAAATTTGGAAAGGCGGCGCACCATCCGTTTTGGAGGTTCGCACCGACTACGCAACACCAACCGACGTCGCGTTGGATTCGCCGTTTCCATGGTCCATCGTGTGTGGCGTCAAAGCCGACAACGACGTGATGCACGACAATTCGACGCAAGTTTCGCGCCTACTAATTGCCGCCGCGCTCATGTACGCCGCCCATTTGTACGAAAACAGGGAGGCCGCCGGATTCACAACGGGCCGTCCGTACGTCATGCCGTTGGCGTTTGAATCCATCGTCAAAACCTTGAAACGGATTCGATGAAAATTGGTGACCTCGACCACGAAATTGAAATTCAAACTTTGACCACAACGACCGATTCGTTTGGTCAAAGGATTGAGTCTTACGGGCAAGGCAATGGGCAAGGCCATGGGCAAGGCAATGGGCAAGGCAATGTCCCAAAAATTTGGGCCAAACGATTTGACCGTGTCGCGGCCGAACAATTGGTTGGCGACCAAATCGTGACCGTCCTTCGAACCGAATTTACGATTCGCTACAAATCCGGATTCGATACAACATCGCGCGTCGTGTGTCAAAACCAAGTTTTTCGAATTGACGGAATCGTTGAAATGGGCCGCAAACGTTGGTTGAAATTAATTTGTTCGGCACATGGCGAATGACGGCATCAAAGTTCGCGCCTCATTCGACGGTCAACAGGCGTCGCGCATTATGAAAGCGTTGGAACAAATGCCATTCAATTTTGCGCGTCGTGAGGTTGGCAAAATCATGACACGCGCGTTCCGGCCGGCATACAACACGATGCGCGCGTTGGCGCCGAAACGGACGGGTTCGTTGAAAAAATCCATTGGCACAATCACGTTTTTTTCGCGGGCCTCAAATTCGTGGGTTGTGCGATTGGGGCCGCGCTACAAAGGCCCGAACAAATCCTACACGGCACATTTCGCCGAACTTGGGGTTCGCCCAAAAACAAAGCGCACCCGCGGCAATTTCACGTTTTTCGGCAAGGGTGGCAAAATCATTCGGACCAAGGAAATCACGGCGGGCGTTCGCAAACAACCGTTCGTTCGGCCTACCTTGGAACGTTACCGCGACGACCTTCCGTTTCGCGTGGCAAAGGGTGTTCGGGAATACTTGGTTAGGGAATTCAAAAAAACAACCTGATGTTGGATTTGGTTTTTGATAAATTGAACGCGGCCACCGATTTGGACGCGTACGTTGACGGGCGCATTTTTCCGTATTTGCGACAACAGGGTTCCGAATTGCCGGCCGTGATGTTCGAACAAACCAACGCGTCGTTCACACCAACCAAAACGACAACGTCGGTGAATGACGAATTCGAATTCACCGTCAATTGTTTTTCCGAATCCATTTCTGAAGCGTGGTCGATGCACACAATCGTTCGCACGGTGTTTGAAGGTATGTCGGGCGCGTTCACCGTTGGTTCAAATCAATACAAAGTCGCGTCCACGGTGTTGGATGCGGTGGCGTCCGACGTCATGGACGACGGCAACGTGTATGTCGTCGAACTGATTTTCACGTGTTCATTCAAGGCGGCCCACAACCCGCGTTGACATTTCGCGTCGACACCGATTTGGGCGATTTCATGACGATTTTTGAACACATCATTTCAAAATTTTGAATCATGGCATTGTCCACAATTTCAGGAAACACCATTGGGTTGTACGCCACCTCAAACGAATCGGGCGCCGTTTCGCGTTTGATTGGGTTGTCAACCTCATGTTCGTTGTCCTATTCAAACAACGTGATTGAAACGGCCGCCAAAAATGGCATCGCGTCAATTTCCACTTTGCATTCGGTCGCGGGCACCGGTTCGTTCACCATGTCTATCGACGGTTTGGTTGACCTTACAACGGGCGCCGATTTGGGCGGGACTGACGCAACCGACGAACACGGTTTCAACAACCTCATGGGAATGGCAATTGACGGAACCGCCGTTTCAGTTGTTTTCAAATCCGATTCAGGCACGACCTACACGGGTTCGGCGTTCATCGAATCGTTGGAGGCGACCGCCGGTGTTGATTCGTTCGCGTCATTCACGTGTTCGTTGAAAGGTACGGGCGGTTTGACTGTTGCGTGATTGTGATTTTGTAATTTGGGGGCAACCTCAAAATTTCAAATCATGTCAAACAAATTGCGCGGCGAATTGTCCGTGAAAATCAACAACGCAACGATTCCGGCGTTGGTCAACATGAACGCGTTTCGCCTTTTGTCGGAACGTTACAAAATACCGTTGGCCGAAATTGACGAACAGTTGAACGACGACCCGTTGAACACGGTCCCCAAAATCGTGTTTTGCGGAATGTTGAACCATTGCCAACGTCACGGAAACCCGGAATCGTCGTTGCCGACATTCGAACAAATTTGCGCGTTTGTGTGTGAGGACGAAACGACGTTTTCACAAATCACAAACGACGTTGTGGCCACGTTGGCACCCGACCCGGCGTCGACGGGAAACGGGGTGGCGGTTCCGAAATAAAGGGACCGCCACCAACATGGCCGGATTTGTACGCGTCGGGCCTTCGTTCGGGGTTGTCCCCGGATGAATTTTGGAACATGACGTTTTTTGAATTTTCATGTTTTCGGAACGGGTTGTTGGAAAGGGACAAAACGCATTGGAACCACACGGGCGCCGTCATGGCGATGTTGTACAACATCAACCGCGGCAAAAGTCAAAGCGCAAAAAGCGCCGTTGATTTCAACCCGTACGGCAAAGGCGAGGCCGCGCACCAAGAAACAAAACCCATGACGACCGACGACATCCGCGCGTTGGCCGCCGAAATGCAAAAAGCGCATGGCCGGAAAAAGTAGCCGTTTGGCGATTTTGTTGGACCTCGACGGAACCCAATTTGAAAAAGGGTTGAACCGTTCGTTGTCCCGTTTTCGCAACGCATCAAAACAAATGCAATCGGCCGGACGGTCGTTGTCCATGGGTTTGTCGGCGCCATTGGCGTTGGTTGGTGCGTCGTCGTTCAAAGTTGCCGCCGATTTCGAATTGGCGATGGCAAAGGTTGGCGCCGTTTCGGGCGGCGGCCAACAGGCGTTGGCCGGGTTGACCGACCAAGCCAAATCGTTGGGCGGGTCCACGTCATTTTCGGCGTCGCAGGTTTCCGAATTGCAATTGGAATTGTCCAAATTGGGTTTCAGCGCCACCGATTTGATTGGCGACAAATCCAAGGGGACAAAGGGAATGACCGAATCGGTGTTGAACCTTGCCAAAGCGTTCGACAAAGATTTGGGCGAAACGTCCACCGTCGTTGGTGAAACGTTGCGTCAATTTGGGTTGGATGCGTCCGACACGGGCACCGTGACCGACGTCATGGCGAAATCGTTTGCGACGACCGCGTTGGACCTCGAAAAATTCGGTGGCGCCATGGGCAACGTGGCGCCGGTGGCCAACGAATTCGGTTTCAGTTTGCAAGAAACGACGGCCATTTTGGGCGTCATGGCCAACAACGGAATCGCGGGAACCGACGCCGGAACCAAATTGAAAATGGCGTTGTCGGAATTGGCGAAATCCGGCGTCCCCGTCAAAGACACATTCCAAAAACTGTTGGCGGGCGGTGTTTCGTACACCGAAGCCATGGAAACCATGGGCACCCGTGCGGCCATTTTGGGTCCGATTTTGGGCAACAATTTGGACGACCTTTCGAAACTCACGAAGGAATATGACAACGCCACCGGGACCGCTCAAACCATGTCCGACGCCATCGGCAACACGGCGGCGGGTTCGTTGGCGGAAATGCAAAGCGCCGTCGAAGCGGCACAAATTGAAATTGGAACGGCGTTGGCGCCGGCGTTGTTGGATTTGGCGAACACCGTTCGCGACGTTGCCGCCGGGTTTGCCGCGTTGGACGACGACACCAAAAAAACCATCGTCACAATTGCGGGCGTTGCCGCGGCGTTGGGTCCATCGCTGATTGTAGCCGGCAAGGTGACCGGCGCGGTTGGTCAAATTTCCAATTCGTTCAAACTGATGAAAGGCGCGTCGGACGTCGCCGGCACGGCGGGCGTTTCCGCGTTCAAAAAGTTGGCCGGCGTCATGGTTTCGCCGCCATTTTTGGCCATCGCCGCCGCCGTTGGCGTGGCGGCCGTGGCCTTTGGGCCGCTCATCAAACGGATGAATTCCTTTGAATACAAAACGCGCACCATGTCGGGCGCGACAAAGGAATTGAACAAACAAATTGGCAACGAATCGGCGGAGGCGCGCGTACTATTTGCCGACCTAAAAATGGCCGTGGAATTGGAACACGACCGCGCCGGCGCCATCGACGCGTTGAACGAAAAATACCCCGAATTTTTGGGGAACATGGATTTGAACACGGCGTCGTTGGAGGACATCGCGCGGTTGGAAAAAGAGGTGACCAACGCCATCGCCGACCGTGTGCGTCAACAGGTTTTGGCCGATGCCCAAACCAAGCGCACCGAATCGTTGGCCAACGTGGAAAAAGCGTTGATTTCGTTTGAAACGGCCGCGCGTCAAACGGGGCAAAGCGTCGACGACATCAAAAAGACATCGGCCGCCGTTCGTGACGTGTTCGCCGCCATCGACCGCGGCGAGGGTGCCGAAATTGGTTTTTTCAACATCACCGAAGCGACCAAATTTATCAAATCGTTGGGCGTTGCCGAAGGCGCCGCGAACATGTTGGCCATCCAATTGACGCGCGCGTCAGTTGACACGGGCGGGTTTTTCGAATCGTCGTTGTCCGATTTGGTCACAACCGTTGA